GTGCAGGGGAAGCGGGAAGCGAAGCCACACCGCATGTCGATGGACACGAGGTCGATGGGCGAAGGGCAGACGTACGGGGAGTGGAAAGCGGGGCGGCGGAAGATGTGGCGAGAGCACGACGAGAAGAAGCGGAGGGATGCTTGAGCGAACGTGTCACCGTCCGCGTCTTCTGGCGTAGCGGATTCTCACAGCAGACCGAGTGCGGCGCATTCGCACCCACGTTGCTGATGCCGGTGATCGACAAGCGGTCCCGCTACGGCTTCCGGCCGGTGGCCTTCAAGGTGTTCGCCGTCGAACTGCCCGACAACTGGCACGGCCCATTTGAATCGATGTGGTGGCGGGACGAGGACACGGGCCGCGTGAAGATGGCCATGTACCGAGAGGCCGTGTGATCTCCCACCGCCCAGCCGATCTCGGCTTTGAGCCCGAGCTCCGATTCATCTGCGACTCGTGGGTGGCCTCGTACCGCGACGCGGACACCTCCGGGATCATCCAGGTCGGCGACTGGTACCCCGTCATGATTCCGCAGGTCATCAAGATCTTGGCGAAGGAGGACGTGCGGGCGACGGTGGCCTACGAAACGTCCAACCCGGACCGGGGGTCGCAGGCGTACGGCTTCATCGTGGCCGACACGGTGGCAGCGCCGGCGCTGGTCTACTATGTGTTCGTGAAGTCCGCGTGTCGCCGGGGAGGCGTGGCGCGCGGGCTCTTTGCTGCGATTGGCATCGACCCGACGCAGCGGTTCAATTACGTCTGCTCGACGCCGATGGCGGGCCTGCTGAGGCGCAAGGTACCGATGGCGAAGTGGACACCGAAGCTCGGGCGGTACCCGAAGCATGAGAGAAGGAACGCATGAGGCTCTATTACGTCTCCGACAGCATCCCGAAACGGCACATGGTGGCCGACGTCCCCGACGACATCGGCCCGTGCATTGGCATCGGCGCTCGGGGACCGTCGGGCGCCTGGATAACATCCGTCGACGAAGACGCGCGAATCTACCGCTGCGAAGACGGAACACAGTACACGTTCCCCGAGCGGTATCGCTGGATGGATCACGCGAGCGATCCACCGGCATTGGTTGCCGAGCCGAGCCGCGAGCGTTTTCCGTTCCGCGAAGAGGAGACCCAATGAGCGAGCCCGAGATCACGAAGACCCCCGAGCAGAAGAAGCCGGTCCCGCCGCAGGTTCCGGTCAACCGCGGAGCGCCGTCGGCGAAGGTCGCGAAGATCGAGGCCGTCGAGGTAGAACTCGGCGTCCCGCTCGTCGGCGCCGCCATCCCCGTGAAGCTGGTCTTCTTCAATCGCAACATCCAGTTCCCCGGCTGCTCGGCTGAGTCGCGCGCCAAGACTGAGAAGCGCGGCGCGCTCGAGTGGAAGGTGTTCTATCTGCCCGCCATGCGGCACTTCCGCATCGAGTACACCGACCCGAGGCCGGACAAGTGCGGCGTTGGGTACGTGCACGAGGTGGTGGCGCTGAGCTGGGAGCCGCTGTGAAGCCGCCAATCGGGGTCGATGCAGTTGACCCGCTATGGGCTGCGTTCGTCGCTGGCTACGACGCGGCGTGGAAGGAGTCTGGCGAGGGGCACAACGGCGAGTACGCGAGCACGCGGTTCACCGCGGAGAAGTACGAAGCGGCACGCGAACGTGCGTATGCACGATTCCGCGACCCGACCCATCGGGACCCACGCGACTGATGGTCAAGCCCCACGCACACGCCAAGGTCCGAGAGCGCGACGCCGCCGCGCTCGATCCCGATCGTGCATGGGCCGACGATCTCTTCGCCAAGATGCTTGCAGCCTGCCACCCCTATCAGCGCGGCCTCGTGCTCGACAAGTCCTCGCGTGTCTCGGCAGCCGTCGGACGCGGCGGCGGCAAGACCACGGCCGCGCGTGTGCGCGCACTACGCAAGGTGACGCGCAAGCGGCGCGCGCGCGTGGGCTACTGCGCTACGTCCCGCCCCGAGGCCGAGCGGCTCAACTGGGAGCCGATGAAGGAGCTACTCGACCAGCTCGGGGAGATGGACAACTTCGAGTTCAGCGAGGCGAAGCTACGCCTCACTTGCAGGCGAACGGGCGGCACGTACCAGTTTTTCGGCGCCGACGACAAGCGCGAGGTAGAGAAGCAGCGCGGCCAGCCGTACGACGAGTTCCAACTAGACGAGTGCGCATCGTGGAATCCCGTGCTGCTCGACTGGCTCATCAACCGCGCCGTCGGCCCGCGCCTCGGTGAGCGCAAGGGCGCGATCCTTGCCATCGGCTCGCCGGGCCATGTGCTCTACGGCCTGTTCTACGACGTCACGCGACCAGGCAGCGACAAGCATCGGCCGTACTCGATGCGCAAGGCGCCCGAGTTTTCCACGTGGAACGGCTGGAGCTCGCACCACTGGAATATGCCGCTCGTGCTCGCGCTGGCCAACGCGAAGCGGCTTTACAAGGCGCTCTATCTCAACTGGCAAGAGGCCCTCCGCACGAAGGAGCGCGAGAAGTGGGGAGACGACAACCCCATTTGGCTGCGCGAGTACATGGGGATATGGGCGGCGGACAACACCACGAGCATGTACGCCTACCAGGCGCACAAGGACGGGCAGCCGTTCAATCAGTGGGACCCGCTCGGCTGGTCTGCGCTCGATTGGGACGAGTACCGCGCGATGGACTTCCCGAAGCAGCGCCTCCGCGCGCTCGCGATGCTCGAGGCAGCCATCGCCAAGTTGCCCGACGACCTTACGGACTGGCTCTACGGCTACGGCATGGACCTCGGATCGAGGGACCCGCACGCACTCGACGTGTTCGCCTTCTCGCCGACGGACGCGCAGCGCCGGAAATGGCATGTGTGCTCATTCGACCGCCGGCAGATGTATGCCCGCCTGCACTCGGAGCTGCTCATAGGCGACGAGGCCACGACAATCGCGGGGGAGGGCAAGGTGTACACGGAGGTCGGCGGCATGTTCGGCGTGACCGGGTATCCGGCGGCGATCGTCGGCGACCTCGCGGCGCTGGGCGAATCGGTGATCGGCGAGTTGCAGAACGTCTACGGCATCACCATCAAGGCCGCCGAGAAGAAAGACAAGCTGTCGGCCATCGAGCTAGTAAACGGCGACCTAGTCGACGGCCAGATGTTCGTGCTGAAGGACTCGGAACTAGAGCGCCAGCTCGCGACCCTCCAGTGGAAGCCCGACGAGAACGGGCAGCCGAAGGAAGACAAGTCCGCTCGCAACGACCACGCCGACGCTGCGACGTACATCCGCCGGGAGATCGGCGCGATGTTCTCCGCGCCACCACCCAAGCCGAAGTCCGACAAGGACAAGGCAGAGAAGCAGGGTGAGAAGAAGCAGCGGACGCCCAAGAGCTACACCCAGAAGCCCGAACCGGGCGAGCGCGAGCGGGGGGAGTTCGATTTGCTGCTGGCGCAGGACAACTTCAGCGGACTACGGTAGGAGGAGCAATGAAGCGCTACAGCATCCAGACATGTTCAGGCCCCGAAGGGTCGGGCGCCACATGGACTAAATACGAGGATGCGCCCGACGGCGAGTGGGTGAAGTACGAGGACGCTACTCGGAACTCAGATGATGCACCGGACAAGGCGTGGTCGGTCTACTTCAGACAAGACGGCGAGTCGTGGCGGTGCATCAAGCACGAGTTTCAGGACGTCGATGGCGGACTGTGCCCATCATGCGCTCGCTACGCCTTCAATCTGGCGCGCCATCTGTGGGAAGGGTTGGACTGAATCCCGCGGGGCCGCTCTGATCGACAACGGACTACGGTAGGAGGCAAGAGCGATGAAGACGTCCGAGTTCGGAAATGAGATGGGTATCATGTCGATGCTAGTGTCTGAGCTGACAGCCGAGCACGCCGACCACACCGGGGTACGCTGCAATGGCGGCCGCGACGACTGCTGCTGGCGATGCGCGGTGATGCTGGCGATGATCCCGGCAGTGAAGGAGATGAACGACTCGTGGTGTAACGTCGCATTGCCGATCAAACTTCCGGCATGGGCAGAAGCAGAGAGTGTCCGTCGTGATCGACGGGGAGGTCACCGTGCCCCGCAAGACTGAATCCCGCGAGGCTGCGCTGATCGACCTCCTCATCAACCGCGCCCCTGCCATGCGCGCCGCCGGCATTCTCAACTTCTCGATTGCCGACTGCTCGGTATCCCTCGCCGAGCTACCGCCCGCCCCGCTGCCAGCGGTGAAGCCGACGAACACCACGGTGCCCGGCTACCCCAGCCCGCTCGACGACCCGTCCACGTACAACCTCGGTGGTAAGGTTCCGGGGTACAAGAAGCCGAGGCGGGAAGACCCCGACGATCCCGACCTCGACTAGCCATCACAACTGAAGACCGACGCGGAGCTAACACGAGCCCCGGATCAACCCGGAACGTGCGCTCACCCATCCACACGATGGAGGAGCCATGCGTTACACGCGCCGCGCTGCATCCCTTTCCCCGAAAAAACACTGGTACGACGCGCCCGAAGGCAACTGCTACAAGGAGGTCTTCGAGTACGTCTCCATGGTCGAGTCGCAACAGTTCGCGACGTACAACCGCTTCTTGCAGCTCGAGGTCCTGTACGACCCGAACAGCCCCGCAGCCACGGGCACGGAAGGGACCAGCGAGACCCCCGGGCTGGTGATCGAGAATCTCATCGCGTCCTGTGTGGACACGGTGACGGCGCAGGTCGCGGCGGTGGACGTCCGGCCCCGCTTCATGACCGACAACGCCGGCTGGAGTGTCCAGCGCACGGCGAAGAAGCTGGAGCGCTACGCCGAGGGGCTCGGGAAGCTCATCGGGATCCACAAGGAGTGCGGGAAGGCTTTCAAGAGCGCCGCGAAGAAGGGAACCGGGGCGGTCAAGGTCTACGTAGACCAGTTCGATGAGGTGAAGTGCGAGCACGTCCGCATCGACGACCTGATCGTGGACGAGGCCGAGTGTCGCAACGGCGGGAAGCCGCGGCAGATCCACCGCCGGCTCACCAACGTGTCGCGCGCCGAGCTGAAGGCGATGTTTCCGGGCGACGAGTCCGAGGAGAAGATCGACCGCGCGCAGTCGACGGGCACGCCGAGGCTATGGGCCGGCTACCGACCCATCGGTCACGACGAGCTCGTGGTGATCGAAAGCCACAAGCTGCCGATCGGAAAGAAGGGCAAGGCCGGATATCGCCCTGGGCGTCACACGATCTGCATCGACAACTTCACCCTCCTCGATGAGGAGTGGGACAAGTCCTTCTTCCCCTACGCCTGCATGACGTGGAGCGAGCGGGAGAACGCCTTCTATGGCATCTCGCTCTCGGAGGGCATCGCGGGAATCCAGCGGGCGCTCAACAAGCGCAACCTCCAGATCGATCGCGGCCTCGACCTCGGCGCCTTCCCAACGACGTACGTGTCGATGGCGGATGCGAACCTGTCGATCCAGACCATCAACCGCCTCGGCTCGGTGGCGGTCTACAAGGGCACCCCACCGCAGACGGTCATGCCGCCGGCCGTGTCGCCCGAGGTGTACCAGCACCGCGACCAGCTCAAGTCGGCGGCATACGAGAACAGCGGCATCAGCCGCATGGCGGCATCAGCGATGAAGCCCGCCGGCCTCGACTCGGGCGTGGCCATGCGCGAGTACCGCGACCAGACCACGCAGCGCTACGCGATGCCCGAGAAGGAGTACGAGGATCTAATCCTTCAGTGCTACTGGCTCGCGCTCGACTGCTGCAAGGATCTCGGCGAGGCGGCCCCGGAGATCCCGCGCAAGGTCCGGTTTGGCTCGAAGAAGATCGCGTGGGCCGACGTCGACATGGGGGACGTGAAGGTCCAGATCGCCGCCGCCTCGACGCTCTCGAGGACGCCAGCCGGCCGGATGCAGACCGCGCTCGAGTGGGCGCAGGCCGGCGTGATCAGCACCGACGAGTGGCGCCGGCTCACCGAACACCCCGACCTCGACCGGGTGCTCTCGCTCTACACCCAGGGCATGGACACCATCGAGCGCGACATCGAGGCCATCGAGGAGGGCAACTACAACGTCCAGCCCGAGCCATTCGGCAACCTCGCGCTGATGGTCCGCATGGGGCAGATGGCCTACCTCCGGGACCGGGACTACGACGACCCCGACGACCCCGTGCCTGAGGAGGTGCTCGAGGCGCTTCGGCAGTACGCGGTCATCGCGGCCGACATGTTGAGCCCCGAGCAGCCCGCGAAC